ACACCAAGCCGCATTTTGGACGGCAGAAGAAGTCGATTTAACAAATGACATCAGAGATTGGGAAAATTTAACAGACAATGAAAAATTCTTTATTAAGAACGTATTGTCGTTTTTCGCAGCATCAGATGGTATTGTAAATGAAAACTTGGCTGAAAACTTCTATCGTGAAGTTCAATATCCCGAAGCGAAGTTTTTCTACGGATTCCAATTAGCGATGGAAAATATTCACTCATTAATGTATTCATTATTGATTGATACCTACATCTCTAACGCTAAAGAAAAGGATGAGTGTTTCAATGCAATTGACAGATTACCTGCGGTTCAAAAGAAAGCTAAATGGGCGTTAGAATGGATTGAAAAGGCATCATTTGCAGAAAGATTAGTTGCATTTGCTGCTGTTGAAGGTATCTTCTTTTCTGGTTCATTCTGTTCTATTTTCTGGATGAAGTCAAGAGGTATTATGCAAGGTTTGTGTAACGCTAACTCACTCATCTTTAAAGATGAAAACTTACATTGTGATTTTGCAATTCACTTGTTAAATAATCACTTGGAAGAAAGACCATCTGAAAAACGTATTAAAGAAATCTTACTTTCAGCATTGGAGATTGAAAAAGAATTTATTACTGAATCACTTCCTGTATCTTTAATTGGTATGAACTCAAACTTGATGAAACAATATTTGGAGTTTGTTGTTGATGGATTATTAGTTAAAATGGGTTGTAGTAAAGAATTTAATGTAGAACAACCATTTAAGTTCATGGAACAAATTGCGGTTGAAACGAAAGGTAATTTCTTTGAATCAAGAACGATGGAATACCAAAAAGCAAAGTTAAACGAAACTATAACATTCACAGACGATTTTTAAATTTATAATATGTCATTAAAAATAATTAAAAGAAATGGAGACCTTGTGGCGTTTAATCCACAAAAGATTTACAACCGTGTAAAGCGTTCCGCAAAAGGATTAAGTGTTAACTCTGATGAGATTTTCATCAAAGTTATTACTTCTGTACCAACAGAAGGTAAAGTTACAACTAAGGAGTTAGATAAGTTGATTTATGAAATAGCAGCAGCTTATACCGGTAGTCACCACGACTACTCAAGACTCGCCTCTTCAGTTGCTATCTCGTCTTATCACAAAGAAACTTCAGACAGTTTTTGTGATACTATGAAAGTATTACATGGTGATGGTATCATCCACGAAGAGTTGATGAGTAAGATAAATCAATATGGTGAAGAAAACATTGACTCCATTATCAATCATGATAATGATTATAACTTTGATTATTTTGCTTGGAGGTCTCTACAAGAAATGTACTTATTAAAAAGACCAAGTGGTCAGGTTGTTGAAAGACCACAACATATGTATATGAGAGTTGCATTGTGGGTTACAGATACGTTGGAGCAAGCTAAAGAATATTATACTTCTTTATCAAACCAACTAATCTCTAAGGCGACACCTATCATGATTAACTCAGGTACTAAAGTTCCACAATTAGCATCTTGTGTATTACATTACAATGACTCTGATTCAAGAGAAGGTTTGTTAGGGACTTTGAGAGATATTTCAACATTCTCTTCGGATGCTGCGGGTATCGGACTTTCAATGTCAAACATCCGTAGTAAAGAAAGTAGAATCTCAACTTCAGGAGGTTATGCCGGTGGACTTTTGAAATACTTAAAAATTGTAAACGAATCTCTAAGATTCTTTAATCAACAAGGTCGTAGACCTGGTAGTGCAGCAATCTATCTTGAACCATGGCACAAAGATATTTTTGATTTATTAGACATTAAAAAGAACACAGGTGCGGAAGAACTAAGAGCTCGTGATTTGTTTACAGCACTTTGGATTCCTGACAACTTTATGAAGGCCGTTAAAAACAATGCTGATTGGTATTTGTTCTGTCCTAATGATATTAAAAAGGCGGGATTAAAAGCATTACAAGAATGTTATGGTGAAGAATACGAAGAAGTGTATAACACAGCTGTTAGTATGGGACTTGGTAAAAAAGTTAAAGCACAAGATATTTGGACTAAAATTGTTGAATCACAAGTAGAGACAGGTGTTCCTTATTTATGTTCTAAAGACAACGCCAATAGAAAAACTAACCACCAAAATATTGGTGTTATTAAACAATCTAACTTGTGTAATGAGATTTACCAATATACTGATGAGAATACTACTGCTATTTGTACTTTATCATCTATGGTATTGAAAAACTTTGTAAAAGATGGTGAGTTTGATTTCAACTTATTATATGAAGAAACACGTAAAGTTGTAAGGTCATTAAACAAAGTAATCGATATTAATAACTACTCAACTGAAAAAGGTCGTAAAGGTGGTTTAGAACAAAGAGCAATTGCAATTGGAACACAAGGTTTGGCCGATGTATTCTATTTAATGGATTACACTTTCACGTCTGATGAAGCAAAAAAATTAAATAAAGATATTTTTGAAACTATCTATTACGCGGCAATTACAGAAAGTAATACATTATGTATGGACGGTAAGTACCAACCTTATGACTTATTCAAAGGGTCACCTATGTCAAAAGGTATTTTCCAATTTGATATGTGGAATGTTAATGAAACAGAACTTTCAGGAATGTGGGATTGGAACAAATTAAAGAAAAGTGTTTCTGATTATGGTGTTTGTAATTCATTATTTACCGCTCAAATGCCGGTAGCATCTTCAGCAAAAATCACAGGTTCATATGAAATGACAGAACCTGCACACTCGGCAATCTTTAACAGACGAGTTGTGGGTGGAGAAATCATGATTGTAAACAAATACCTCATCAACGATTTTGAAAAAATTGGTATTTGGTCTGAAGATTTAAAAAATGAAATTATCCTTAACGAAGGGTCAATCCAAAACATTAACTTCAATAATTACTTGGACTCTGAAGACAAGAATTATTTGAAAAAAGTAAAAAGAATTGAACACTTAATTCCTAAGTATAAAACAATTTGGGAAATTTCTCAGAAACAATTAATTGATATGGCTGCAGATAGAGCACCTTTCATTGACCAATCACAGTCAATGAATATCTATATGGGTAATCCAACTTTATCTAAAATCACATCATCACACTTCCACTCTTGGGAAAGAGGTTTGAAAACATTATGTTATTATGTAAGGACTAAAGCCATTTCAACAGGAGCAAAACACTTAGCGGTTGACGTATCAAAAATACAACAACCCAAAGTTAAAGTTGAAGTACCTACTGTAAGTTATAGTGATATGAACTTACCACCAAAACCTGAAAATAGTGACTTTGATTGTTTTGGTTGTTCATCCTAATCGCAACACTAATCCCGACACTATGTCGGGATTTTTTATTTCATAACTATTTATTGAAAATATCACGACACTATATTTATGTAATATGGCAAATGGTATTACGTATGGTATAAATTTTCCCTTTTTACAAAGTTCAAAAGGAAACTATTTAAAACTGACTGAAACAACTGATGAAGAAATCAGAACAGACCTTGTACACTTATTATTAACAAGAAGGGGTTCAAGATATTTTTTACCTGATTTTGGTACTCGTTTATATGAATTTATTTTTGAACCACTTGACGGTGCGACGTTTGAGGAAATTAGAGCGGAGATTGAAGAACAGGTTGCAACTTACATACCTAACCTTACTATAAACAGTATCACTGTTGAACCATATACTGAATCAGGTGATGTAGCAGGACAATTAGATTACGAACTATTAGGTCAAGCAAGTATTTATCGTATACCTGGAGCGAATACCGCAGAATACACAGCAAAAATAAAAATTGACTACACTAATGACGCTAGAGCATTCGGTAGTAGAGAATTTGTGATAATTAACATATAAGATGGCAAACAATAAAATTAATTATACTGATAGGGATTTTGAGGCAATTAGACAGAGTTTAATAGACTATACAAAACAGTACTACCCTGAACTTGTTCAAAACTTCAACGACGCTTCGGTTTTTTCAGTACTAATGGACTTGAATGCTGCGGTGGCTGATAATTTACATTATCACATCGATAGAAGTATACAAGAAACGGTACTCCAATATGCTCAACAAAAATCATCTATTTTTAATATTGCAAGAACTTATGGTTTAAAAATACCAGGTTATAGACCTTCAGTGGCGGTTGTTGATATCTCTATAACAGTACCACCTTTTGGGGACGCTGAAGATTTTAGATATTTAGGTGTTTTAAGAGCTGGTTCACAATTTAATGGAGGGGGTAATACATTCGAGACAGTATACGATATAGATTTTTCAACACAATATAATCAAGAAGGAGAAGTTAATAGAACTAAAATACCGACTTTTGATGCTAATAATAAAATTATAAATTACGTTATTACAAAAAGAGAGGTAGTAGTAAATGGAACGACAAAAGTATATAAAAGAGTAATCAACCCTACAGATGTTGTACCATTCTTTAATTTTTTCTTACCTGAAAGAAACGTTTTAGGTGTTACATCAATAATACAAAAAGATGGAACAGGATATCCTAACGTACCTAATTACACAGAATTTGCAACCTCAACTAATCGATGGTATGAAGTAGACGCTTTAGCCGAAGATACTGTTTTTATTGAAGACCCAACTAAACCTGTAGATAATGCTGGTGTAAAAGTTGGAAAATACATTAAAACCGATAAGAGATTTGTTACCGAATATACACCTGAAGGGTTTATGAAAGTCCAATTTGGTGCAGGTACTACAACACCAAATGACCAATTAACAAATTTTGCCAAAAATGGAATAAAATTAGATTTGGCAAATTATCAAAATAATATAGGTTTAGGTCTAACGGTTCAACCAAATACAACAATATTCGTACAGTATAGAACTGGTGGTGGTTTAGCATCAAATGTCGGGGTTGGAGTTATTAATCAAGTTGGTACTATTGATTTTGCGGTTAATGGTCCATCGGATAGTATTAATTCAAACGTCATTAA